GAAATTCCTAGTGAAACTGAATTTATCACTTCCTATTTCTTAGCGGAAGCATCAAACGAATTCACGGTCTTCGTTCCTTATACGGTTCGAACCATTAAACACCATGCACTTTATTTATCTGGTTGTACTTCAATTGAATTCGAACCAGGATCACAGTTAACAACTTTAGAAGACAATGCTTTATATAGAATTGAAAATTTAGGTGGTATCACATTCCCTAAATCGATTACTACTTGGGGCAAATATGCCTTATCTAGATGTGGCTCTGAGAATGTTTATTTTGAGGCAAACTCAAGACTTACATCTTTATCAAGCTATGCTTTTTGGGATATGCCTTTATTAAAGAAACTTTTCTTACCTGATAAGTTACAGTCCTTTTCTGGTGGAACAGCGGTCATTAAGAACTGCCCTTTATTAAATGAGGTGTGGTTCCCAAACACAATCAATGTGGCTATTCCGCAAAACTCAATTGATGAATGCCCTGTTTTAAACAAGATTACTCTTCAAAGTAATTTCAATATCTCTGCGAACTTTGGAAATGTTACTGCGTTGACCAGAGAGTCAGTTATCCAAATGTTCAGATCGCTAAAAGATCTCACAGGCAGTGCAAGCAAAGTCATTTCATTATCTCAAGTGGTAGTGGATAGATTAACTCAAGAAGATATGGCAATTGCTACAAACAAAAACTGGTCAATCGGTATTGTTGGTGGAGTCGATGTTTTAGCAGAAAAGAGCTTCCATTATCAAAACACAACGGTGTCGATGGATATTTCCTTTGGAAACGATGGCACAGGTATTTTGGTATCAGGCAACCAATCTATCGGATTTACCTATGAATACTTAACTGATACAACTTTCAAAATCACATTAGCAGCAGGATATGATGGAGACCAATGGGGTAATTATCGACCAGCAGCAGTGGGAGAAACAGTTAATGACACTGGTGTAATAACCATCTCCGGTGGTTCGGCTAGTGCAGTTAAAATCAAAACTTACAGTAATACAAATACCGGAACTAATAGAACTTTCTCATTAGTTGCAGGAGGAAATTAATATGGAAATTATTAATCAAGATGGATTTAAAATCCTTGTCGCTAGTGAGGGCAAAGTTCTACAAAGCGTGACCGATGGTTTGGTTCTTGGAAAAAAGATAATTTTAGGCAAAAAAGACTCTGAAATTCATTATCATGAGATTCCGATACCCGTTAAAAACGAGGAAGATAGTCTAGAATGAGTTTTTTCCTATCGTATTTAGACGAAATAGAGTCAGGGCGCATAATTGCTGGGGAAGAGTTAAAAAGTGTCTTAAATGGCTTAAAAGCTGATTTAGATGATCCTCGATATTTCTATGATGAAAGACCTGGTCAATTAAGAATCGAGTTTATTGAGAAGTTCTGTAAACATACCAAGTCTCCATTTAACGGTCAGCCATTTTTACTAGAACTATGGGAGAAAGCATTCTTAGAAGTTGCCTATGGTTTCAAGATGAGTGATACCGGACTTAGAAGATTCAATGAAGCCTTATTACTTATCGCTAGAAAGAATGGAAAGACTACCTTTATCGCAGGTATAGACTTAGCGGAATTCTTTCTATCTAGTGGTGGAACTGACATTGTCTGCGCTTCAAATACAAACGATCAAGCATCTATTTTGTTTGAAGAAATAAATAACATGAGAGAGCAGAGCAAAGCTCTCCGAAATGAAAGACGTTCTAAAAAGAACATCTTCTACATTTATTCTCCAAAAAACAAAAACAAGATAAAGAAGTTATCCGCTCAATCTAGAAACAAAGATGGTTATAACATCGAAGTTGGCTGTATTGATGAAGTCCATGAGATGACTGATTCAAAAGTCTATGATGCGATTAAACAATCTCAATCCACTAAAAAAGAACCTTTGATATTTATCATTACTACTGAAGGAACCACAGTGGATGGTTTTCTAGATAATAAGCTTTCTTATGTGAGAAAGATGATAAAGGGAGAAATCAAAGATGAACGTATTCTTCCTTGGCTCTATACTCAAGATTCAATGGATGAGATCTTCAATGATCCCAGTTCATGGCAAAAGAGTAACCCGAGTTTAGGAACCATCAAGACAAAGTCTTATTTTGATGACATCATGAACAAAGCCCGTAACGACATGGCAACAAAAGTAACTATGTTATGTAAGGACTTTAACATCAAACAAATCGAAAGTGGATCATGGCTCACATTTAATGAGTTAGAGAATAAAGCCACTTATGATTTAACTAAGTTAGAAGATAGCTATGCAATTGGTGGAGTTGATTTAAGCTCAACAACTGACCTAACTGCAGCAGTGCTTCTTATTATCAAAGACGGAATTAACTATGTTATTCCTCATTTCTTTATGCCAAGTAACTTAGTTAGTAAAAGAGTAGAAGAAGATAAGATTCCATATGACATCTGGGTTAAGCGAGGACTTATTACCTTAACCGATGGTAGTCAGAACGATTTCTCTAAAGTTACCGAATGGTTCGTAAAGATGGTAAGAGAACATGGAATAAGACCTTTATGGGTTGGATACGATCCATGGAATTCTCAATACTGGGTAAAGGAAATGGAAGATGCCGGGTTTACGATGGAGAAAATCCGTCAGGGCATCTATACGCTTTCTGAACCGATGAAACAGCTAGAAGGTGACTTAAAGAATAAGAAAGTTATTTATAATAACAATCCAATTTTGAAGTGGTGCTTTGCTAACACCCAAGCGAAGGTTGACTTAAACGGAAATATTCAACCGAGCAAATTAAATAGCAAGCTTAAAAGAATCGATGGTTGTGTAGCACTCATAATTGCCTATGCAGTTTTGAACCGCTATAAGACTGATTATGAAAACATGATTAATTAGGAGGGTTCTAATGGGATTATTTGATATTTTCAAACGAAAGAAACAAGTCATTGCTCCTGTCCAATATGACACTAGACTCTTCCGTTCAACTTTAAATATCTTTCAGGATTTCGGAGATAATATCAATGCTAGCGATGTAGTGAAGATCTGCATTGATCGTATTGCTACTCACTCCGCAAAGTTAAAGCCAAGATATGTAAAAACGACAGATGATAAAACGGTTCAAGAGAAGAAAGGGAATCTCTCTTATATACTTCGCTTTCAACCGAACTATCTGATGTCACCTTATGACTTTATTTATCGAGTAGTAACTTTGTTATTTCTCAATAATAATGCATTCATCTATCCGGTTTATGATTCCAAAACTTATGAATTAAAAGAGTTATGGCCACTTAAACCAAACTCGGTAGAGATGCTAAAAGATGAAGGCGGAAGCGTGTTCTTCCGTTTTTATTTCTCTAATGGGAAGACTTATACGCTTCCTTATGAATCAATCATTCACTTAAGAAGGTTCTATGGAATCAATGATGTCTTTGGTGGAACTAGTGCGGTCAGCGATCATGTGGCTTTACTAAAGACAATTAAAATCAATGATTCATTACTTCAGGGTGTGGATAACGCGATTAGGTCCTCGTTCCAAATCAAAGGACTTTTAAAGATTAATGGCTTGCTTAACGAAAAAGATAAGACCAAACAAAAAGAAGAATTTGATAATGCTCTAAAAGAGTCAATTGGAAGTAGTAGAAGTTCCATCGTTCCGGTTGACCTTAAAAGTGACTATGTTCCACTTAATACGGACCCTAAGCTAATTGATTCAACAACACTGACATTCTTACAAAAGAAGATCATTTCTTACTTTGGTGTTAGTGATGCGATATTCGATAACAAATATAACGAAAACGAATATAACGCGTTCTATGAAGGTGTTATAGAAGGTATCGCAATACAGATGAGTGAAGCGTTCTCTAAAGCTTTATTAACTAGAGGCCAATTAGAAGAAGGAGAACAAATCGTCTTTTATTCAGAAAGGCTTCAATATGCATCATGGACCACAAAGGTAGCGGCGATAGAGAAATTGATGGGACTTGGAATCCTTTCTTTAAACGAATCTAGATCGTTACTTGGCTTTGAGCCTATCGAAGGTGGAAGTAAGAGATTACAATCACTCAACTTTGTTGATGCTGATAAAGCAAACGAATATCAGTTAGATAAATTATTTAAAAAACCTAAATCCAAGGAGGAAATCGATAATGGAGAAGGAAACTAGATTCTCGACTCTAGAAAGTAGAGCAGATGAAGAAAACAAAAAGATGATTGTTGAAGGGTATGCGATTGTCTTTAATGAAGATACCCTTATTGGAACTGAAGAGCATGGATTCATTGAATCTATTTCTCCAGATGCGCTTAAAGAAGCAAACATGAAGGATGTGCCATTTAAATACAATCACAATGACTCAACCTTAATCATAGCGAGGACCAGAAATGGTTCTCTCTCTTTAGAAGTTGATGAAAAAGGCCTCAAAATCAGAGCCGAACTCATCGACACAACCAGTAATAGAGACATTTTCAAATGTGTCGAAGCTGGATTATTAGACAAGATGTCATTCGCTTTTACTGTTAAAAGTCACAGCTGGGATAAGAGTGG